ATGACTGCATTCGTCCGCATAGAGGATGTCCAATCGTCGCCTCAGTTCGGCAACTGCGGTCCTGAAGGCTGGGCGTTCGCCCTGTGGGGCAGTGCGACTTGCCAGGAGGAGGCCCATCGCCGGTTGATCGAGTCTGTCGCAGCACTATCGCCCAACGCTCAGTTGCGCTTGCCAGAATGGGTTGCCGGCGAGGACTGTATCGAAGGCTCGATGCTGTGGGAGGATGCTCCCGTCTGGATCTGGTTTGAGACAGTCTTGAACTTCACCTCATTCTGGTCCGCTAACCGGCGATCCATTGATAGCCTTAGGGCAGCCGCTCTTCCCTTGGCACGCGCTGCCTGACCGATGATGCCCGCTACTGGCGTCGTTGGCCCTTTCCGCCGCCTCTAGCCGCCGCTGCAAGTTCGCCAGCCGCGCTTCAGGCGACAAGCTCTCCGAGTTCGGCATCGACACCTCCTGAAAAAGGGGGCGCATCATGCTTGAAACCGGCCGCCGAGCCCAACGGGTGCTCCTACGGAAGCATCCGCACGGAGGTATCGCTCCCGCCGGCTACAATGCTGGCGTTCAGCGCAGCCAGAGTCGCTCGTCAGGCGTCTGCCGGATAGGTACCGCTCTTCGTGATCGGCACAAAGTCGCGGTATTTCACTGCCTCAACACCCAGCCAGTCGTTGATCTCAAGCGTCCGCATCATCAGCGGCTCGATCACGGTGTAGTGAAAAGTGTTCGACGCCTCGACGATGTTGCCGAAGCCGCCCGCGTTCTTCGGCACGACACCCAGCAAGATCGGCGGAATGCGGTGCGATGCCAGGATGTCATCGCGCGTCGTCTCCTTTACGCTCAGGAACTCGTCCTTCGCGGCCGCCTCGCCGATCGGCAGAATCTGCACGCCGTCCTTTTTGCCGCCCGGTGCGTGGATGAACAGGTTCTTGAAGTTGCCGACGCCCTTGGAGTCTTCCAGTGCATCTTCGATCGCGTCCGCGTCCTCGTCGCTCATCGTCGGTTCGGACAGGTAGAACACGAACCCGGCATGGCTGCCGTTCTGGTAGTATCGGCGCCGGAACAGCGTCGCCTGCTCATTGAGGAATGCTGCCTGCAGCGCCGACAGATATTCCGGAATCCCGTAGATCTCCTGCGCAAGGTCGGGTTCGAACAGCTGGAACACGCTGCCGGGGGCGAACTCCGTCGCCTCCTGCCAACGCGGCACCCAGAAATAGCTGTCGTCTTCCCTGCCTCGACGCGTGTGGATCGCCGGCGAATGCACCAGCTTCAGCGGCCGTCCCGCGATGTTGTCGCGCCGTTCCAGGTAGCCGTTACCCATGGTGAGATAGTTCAGGACGAGCTCGCCGAAGTTTCGGCGATCAAGCCACTTGGTCGGTTCGAAGAGTCGCACCAGCTGGTCGCGCTTGTACTGAATGGCGCTCGAATGATGGGCTGTGGCGCGATAGGTGCGCGCCAGGCCGGACATGGGCAGCGGCGGCTCGTACCAGCGGCCGTTCGCCCGGCACTCGGCGTACGCGATAAGGTCCCGGCGATCGAGCACCGCCTCGGCGTCGCCAAAGCGGAACGCGCGCATGCTGCGGCCGGTCGACACCGTTGGGGCCCCCGCCGTCACGATCGCGCCGCCGGGTGCGCTCTCCGGATTGCCCGGGCTCGTTTCGGCCGTTGCCATTGGGATAGGTCCTTACTCTGGTTTTGCGGGTGGTGGTTTCGGTGGGATCGAGCGGCTCGTTGGCCAGGGCGTGCATGATCGCCCAGGCGAGATCCGCATGGCCGGTGTCGCCGGCGCGGCTCGCGACATAGGTGACCTGGCGCTGGCTCTTCGTGAGCTCGGCTCGGATCGACATGAAGCTCGACATGATGTCGCGGGCGCCCTGGTCGAACTCGAGGCGCTTGGCCTGCATGACGCTCTTGGCCTTCAGGACCATCTGCGTCTTGACCGGCACCGAATAGTCGATGCGCTTCGCCGTCGGGAAACGGCGCTGGACCAGCTGGAACACCGACGCGCCGACGCCGGTGCTGTCTATGCCGATGTAGGTGACGTGATAGCGGTCCAGCTGCTCGAGGATCTTGTCGGCCTGCTCCTGGAAGCCCAGCCCCTTCAGGCGATGCTTCTCAAGCACGCGGAACTTGCCGCCCGGTGTCTTGGGCGCCGCGACGATCACCAGCGCCGCGTCGTCGCCGGTGGCGCTTTCGGCCGGGTCGTAGCCGATCCACACCTCGCCATCGCGGTACGGCCGCAGCGCATAGGGATCGAAGTCCTTCGACCAGGCATCCCAGCTGTCGACCGCGCAGCTGCGCATCAGCGCGAACGGGAACATCGACGAACTGTCGTCGACGAAATTGCACATGAAGAGATTGTCGAAGACGTCCGGCGCATAGCGCAGCTTCAGTCGATCGAGATTAAACAGCGTGCAGCCGCCCGCCTGCGCATCGAGGATGCTGACCCGCTGGCGCCACACGCCGTCCGGGCCGACGACGCCCCGGCGCAGCGCCTCGTCCGACATGTCGAACTTCGCCCGGTCGGCCTTGGCGCGATCGCGGTTGAACTTCTCGCCGCTCCACAGCGCGTGCGCCTGGTGCGCGACGGTCGACGGCGTCGAGAAATAGGTGATCCGATAGCGCGCCTGGCTCGCCATGGCGGACGCGACGTCGTCGATCTGCTCGAAGCCGTGGACCCAGAAAACCTCGTCGACGTAGACGTCGCCGTGATAGCTCTGCGCCGTGCGATAGTTGGTTCCCAGGAAGTAGAGCTTCGGCGATTCACCAAGCGGCCCCTCGACATCGTTCAGGTCTAGCGTGATCGGGTCGCCCTGCAGGCTGACGCCCGTCACCTTCAGCACGAAATCGATAATGTACGCGCGGAAGTTGTTCGCCTGGGCCCGGCTTGCCGAGATGAAGATCTGGTTGTTGCCCGTCTGCAGCAGCCGGATGAACGCCTCACGCGCGAAATAATAGGTGGCGCCGATCTGCCGGCTCTTGAGGATGAACCGGGTGGTAAGCGCGCTGGATCCGAGCAGGTCGTCCTTCGGCCCGCGCCACTTCAGCTGATAGTCGAACAGGTCGTTTTCAAAGGCGTCGATACACGCCTGAATTTGCTCGGCGTTCAGGTGGTTCTTGCGCGCCTTCTTCTTCTCGCCGGCATTGCGGTTCGCGATCTTGGGATTGAGGTCACCGTCGTGCCCGTCGGGTGCGCCGTGCCGGCGGACGCGCGCCTGGCGCTCCAGCAGCCGGCCCAGCGAGTCCATGGTCTTGAAGTCGTGGCCGGTGTGATGCTCCTTCCAGATGAGCAGCTGCAGCCGGGCCTCGATCGCCTGGTCGACGCGATCGAGCGGTGCCGTCTCGTCCCAACGGTCGCGCGCCTTCCAGCTGCGCAGCGTGTTGGCGTTGAGCTCGAGCATTTCCGCGATCTGCTCGCAGTCATAGCCCTGCCAGTAGAAGTGCTTTGCCTTCCGGCGTGCATCAAAGGGGGGCGTGGCCAGGATCATCGCGGCGGACGCTAGCCGCGGCCGCCCATCTCTTTCCCGCGCCTGCTGTTGTAGGTGCCGGACCTACAACACCCCCTCGTTGCGCCAGCACGCGCTTCCGGCCCTTTTGCGGGCTCAGGACGCGGCCGGTTCCCTTCCCCGCCGGGCCGCGTCCACCCAACCTTCGCGGAGCGCGCGCACGACCATGCCCAAGCTGTCCCAATTCTTCCGCATCGCGACCGAGGGCGCGACCTGCGACGGTCGCACGATCTCCCGCCAGGACATCGTCGACATGGCGGCCACCTACAAGCCGGTGACGTACCGCGCCCGCGTCAACATGGAGCACCTTCGCGGCTACACGCCGGGCGGCGACTTCGGCGCCTATGGCGACGTCGTTGCGCTGAAGACGGAAGAGATCGAGCTCGAGATCGGTGGCAAGAAAGAGAAGCGCCTGGCGCTGCTCGCCCAGGTGGACGCGCTCGACAACCTGGTCGAGCTCAACGGCAAGGGCCAGAAGCTCTACCCGTCGATCGAGATCAATCCGAATTTCGCCGAGAGTGGCAAGGCGTACCTGCAGGGCCTGGCCATGACGGACAGCCCCGCATCGCTCGGCACCGAGATCATGCTGTTCGCCGCCGGCGCCGGCGACGCCAACCCTTTCGCGAAGCGCAAGCACGCGCCGGGCAACTTCTTCAGCGCCGTCGACGATGGCGTGATCCTCGCATTCGCAGACGATGCTGCAGGCGATCCGCCGAGCGACATCACCACTGCGATCGGCACGATCGTCTCGTTCTTCACCGGCCGCGGTAAGCAGGTGCCGGAGACGCCAGTGACGCCGCCGGCACCGCCCGCCCCACCGGAGCCTGCCAACGACAACGACTTCAATCGGCAAATGGGTGCGCTCGCCACCAACCTGCAGAAGCTCAGCACCGGCGTCGACACGATCCTGACCCGACTTGCCAAGGTCGAGAAGGACCAGGCGGACCTGCACTCGTCGATCGAAAGCACCGACGACGGAAAGCCCCGGCGCCCGGCTGCTGACGGCCGCGGCAACTACGCCCGCGCCGACTTCTAAGGTCCGCCACTCCCCCCTTCCGTTCCTCGCGGCCGCCCCGCGCCGCCCCCGGAGACCACGATGCGCAACGACACCCGCGAACTCTTCAACGCCTACGAAGAGAACATCGCCACCCTCAACGGCGTGACCCGCGTCGACAAGACCTTCACCGTCGATCCGAGCGTCGAACAGAAGCTCGAGACCCGCACTCAGGAATCGAGCGCGTTCCTGTCGCAGATCAACGTCTTTCCGGTCGACGAGCTCAAGGGCGAGAAGGTCGGGATCACGATGGGCGGCCCGATCGCGAACCGCACCGACACCAGCGGCAACAACCGCCGCAACCCCATCGACCCGACGGGCATGGACGGCCTCGGTTACGAGCTCGCCCAGACGAACTTCGACACCTTCCTGCCGTATGGCAAGCTCGACGCCTGGGCGAAGTTCCCCGACTTCGAAACTCGCATCCAAGGCGCGATCGTCGAACGGATCCAGCTCGACCGTATCATGATCGGTTTCAACGGCGTGGAGACCGCGAAGGCGCACGACCCGGCGAAAACGCTGCTCCAGGACATGAACATCGGTTGGCTAGAGCAGATGCGGAAGCACAACCAGATCCGCGTCATGGACGAGGGCAGCAAGGTCGCAGGCAAGGTGACCGTCGGCGCCGGCGGCGACTATGCCACTGTCGACGCCCTGGTTTGGGACGCCGTGCAATCGCTGCTGCCCAGCTGGGCGAAGGGTCGCACCGACCTGGTCGCGATCTGCGGCGCCGGCCTGCTGCACGACAAGTATTTCCCGCTCATCAACCAGGAAGAGAAGCCGACGGAGCAGATCGCGCGCGACCTGATCCTGTCGTCGAAGCGCCTGGGCGGCCGCCAGGCGGCCGAGGTGCCGTTCATGGTCGACAACGCCGTGCTGATCACGCCGTTCAAGAACCTGTCGCTCTATTATCAGAACGGCAAGCGTCGCCGCCACATCGTGGAGGAGCCGCAGTTCAACCGGGTCGCCGACTACCAGTCCTCGAATGAGGGCTATGTCGTGGAGGATTTCGATCTCGCCTGCATGGTCGAGAACATCGAGATCCTGCCGTCTACGGAGGCCTGATCCGATGGCGATGAGCCCCGCCAAGCGACACCTCGCGCGCGCCGCTGCGCGCGCGGGGTCCGCCTCTACCCTGGCGATCGCGACCACGCGGCCGACACCGGCCCAGGGCGAGTATCTGCTCCAGCGGGCAGCGCTTGGCGTGGATCTTCGTCGCCTGAAGGAAATCCAGTCGACCGAGGCGAAGGTCGAACTGAAGCGCGAGCTCCTGCCCGCCTACGACGATTGGATCGAGGGCGTGCTCGCCGCGGATGCCGCCGGCAAGGGCGGCGCACAGGACGACATCGTCACCCATATGCTGATCTGGCGCATCGACACCGGCGACTATGAGGCGGCGCTGCCGCTCGCCGACTACGTCCTGCGCCACAACCTGACCCTGCCCGAGCGCTTTAACCGCACTGCCGGCACACTGATCGCTGAAGAGACGGCCGAGGCTGCGCTCAAGGCGTTCGGGCAGGACCTCGACTTCGATCTCGACGTGCTCCGCCGCGTCGACGATCTCACCGAGGTCCACGACATGCCGGACCAGGTCCGCGCAAAGCTGGAGAAGGCGCTCGGTTTCAAGATGGCGCGCGTTGCCGACGCCATGGAACCGGACGCCGACGGTGTCGCCGGCGGCAAGCGCGCTGCGCTCGAGCGGGCAGTGAAGCACATGAGCCGAGCTCTCGAGCTCGACGGCAGCTGTGGCGTGAAAAAGGAAAAGCAGCGCCTTGAGCGCGAGATCCGCAAGCTGGCGGCGATCGATGGGGACGACGCATGATCGGCTTCCTGCTGCTCCTGGTCCTGCGGATCTACGTGACCGGGTGGCTGATTACCGCCGCGGCCTGGGCCGTAATCGACGCTGACTTCCCGATGCCGGCGCGGACGCGGCTGTGGCGAGCGATCACCTGGTGGCTGTACTTCCTGCACCGCCCGGACCTTCCGGGACTGTGGCGCATGCTCCGCTACGCCGGCCTCAAGCTCAGATATTATGTCGCCTCACGGCGGCATTGACCCTCTCGTCCCGCGAGCGCTCGGGGGGCGGTGTCGATCGACGGCCGACCATAGGTCCAAGCCCTAGATCGCTCCTCACCCCCCGCTAGCGGCGCCGTTTTAGGATCGCCCGCCCCATGTCCGCCTTCGTCTCCACCCCGCCCGCCTCTGCCGCAGCGCCGGCGCCGGCGCCGATCGGCGACGAGATCCCGAACGATGGCTGGTACCCGCCGCTGTCGCTGGCGAACACCCGCGAGATTCTCGCCCTCACTACCGCCATCACCGACGCCCGGCTGCGCGACGCGATCGAGGGCGCCATGCTTTCGATCAACCGCCAGTTGCGCACCTGGCGCGCGGCCCGCGCCGCCGCCGGCGCGACGGACCTGGCCTCGGCCGGCGACGATCGCGTCACCGCGGCTGAGCTCGCGTTGCTCTACCCGCGTGCTGTCCGCGCTGCGACGGCGGCCGAGCTCGTCGACAACCAGCACCAGCTGTCCGCAACGGACGGCGGCCGGGAACGCGAGCGCATCATGGCCAGCCCGGCTGACGACCATCGCCGGCTCGCGACCCATTGCGTGCGCGACATCCAAGGCAAGCGCCGCACCAAGGTTCGGCTCGTCTGATGGCCACCGCCACTGCCTTTGCGGGCGAACCGCTCGACGCACTGGTCTGGCGCGCGACCGGCGGCGGCTCGGCCGCCGTCGACCAGGTCTTCGCCCTCAACCCGGGCATGGCCGCGATCGGCACTGCGCTGCCGGAAGGCACCGTCGTCACCCTCCCCGAAACCTCCGCGAGCTCGCCCGACGTCGACCTCGTCCAGCTGTGGGATTGACCCATGAAGATCCCGCACGAGTGGCTCGAAGCCGCACAGACTTTCGTGATCGGCCTGACTCCCGGCGCGATCGGCTCCGCGGTCGGCTTAGCGCATGAGAAAGGGCTCAGCTGGGCGGAACGCTTCACCCAGTTGGCCGCCGGTACGATTGTCTCGTTCTTCGTTGCCCGCGCGCTCGGCGCCACGGTCAACCTCAACCCCTTCGTGCTGCAGGGCATCGGCTTCCTCGCCGGAATGATCGCCTACAAGTCGACGCCGCGCTTCATCGCCGCCGCAGCCGACGTGGTCGTAAGCCTGCCGGCAGCGCTCCGCGACCGTTTCCTGCCCGCCCGAAAGGATACGAAGTGAGCAACCCCGCCTCACGCGCACCCGCGCGCCTCACTCGCCTGGTTGCCGCTGTTGGCCTCGCCACGGCCGCAGTCGTGGCGCCGTTCGTTTCGACCTGGGAAAACGGCGGCAAAGAGCACCTCGTCGCCTATCGCGACATAGTCGGCGTCTGGACCATCTGCGGTGGCGACACGACCAATGTGAAGCCTGGGATGGTGGAGACCTCCGCGGGCTGTGACGCGCGCGAGGATCGCCAGCTTGCGGCGCACGCCGCGCCGGTGCTCGCCTGCACGCCCAGGCTCAAGGGGCGGCCAAACCAACTCGCGGCCGCGATCTCGCTCGCCTACAACATCGGCACCAAGGGCTATTGCGGATCCACGGTCGCCCGCCGCTTCAATGCCGGCGACTGGGCGGGTGCTTGCGACGCCTTCCTCATGTGGAACAAGGCCGGCGGCCGCGTCGTGCAGGGCCTGGTCAATCGCCGCCGCGCCGAACGCGACCTCTGCCGAAAGGATTTGCCGTGAAAAAGCTGTTCGCCGCGATCGGCGCGGCACGCGAGTGGCTGACGCTGCTCGCTCTCGCCGCCGTGGCCGCCTGGATCTACGTACAGTTCGCCGAAACCCGCGCCGAGCGCGACGCTCTGGTGCAATGGGCAGAGGTCACCTGCGCCGGAGCAGGTGCCCCGTTCGAAGGCTCGGCCGAGGACCGCGTCGACAGCAACGGCAAGGCGGTGAAGGTCACCTTCGATCGCGGGCAGCGCTGCCGCACCGCCGTCACCACCGCTGTCGCCTTCAAGGCGAAGAGCGACCAGGAGACCGCCCAGCTGCTCGCCGATGCCATGCGCGCCCGGGAGACCAAGGCCGCCACCGACTCTGCCCTTGCCCGTACCGCCGCGGAGGCCGCGCGCGACGCCGCCCTGCGCATGGAGACCGCCGATGCTGAAGCTTCCGCCACGAACCGCGTCGATCGCCCTTGGTTTGCTGCTCTCAACGACGTTGCCGGGCTGCGCGCGCCACGCCGTTGAGGTGCCCGTCGCAACCCCGGTGCCGGTTGCGGTCCCGGTGAAGGACACGCCGCCCGCCGATCTGCTCGCCTGCCCAGAGGCTCCGGCCGGTTTCCCGCTCGACGCGGAGGCCCAGATGCCGGACGGCGTCCGCGCGGCAGCGATCCGTCTTGCTCGAGCATTCCGCGCGCGCGGCGACCAACTGGTGCGGCTGATCCGCTGGCACGACCCGGAGGCATGCCGGTGATCGACGTCCTCCTTTTGATCGCGGCCAAGCTCCTCCTGGGCTGGTGGATCCCGGTGGACGCATCATGAGAAAGCCGGACAGCCTTCGTGCTGCGATCACGGCCGCGCTGCCCGAGCTCGTACGGGATCCGCACGCGCTCAAGATCTGGCTGTCCAAGGGGCACGTGAAGTCGAACGGCACCGGCGCGGCCGCGCGCATGGAATATGCGTATGAGCTCTCGCTGCTGCTGCTCGACTTCACCGGGGATCCCGACACGTTGTTTGCCGCCCTGGTCCAGTGGCTGGCGACCGAACAGCCCAACCTGTTGCTCCGTCCAACCGACACCTCGGCCGTGATACCGTTCGAGATCGATGTCCTGGACGACAGGAAGGTCGACATCCTGGTGTCGCTCCAACTGGACGAGGCGATCGACCGCGTCGGCAACGGCTTCGTGCATCTGGCGACGCCGCTGCTCGACGACGACGCGCCGATCGGCGCGTCTATCGGCCGGATCGGCTGATGGCGGACGAGACTTTCCGCGACTTCACGCCGCTCGATCATGCGATCGAGGATATGACGCGCCGCATGACGCCGGCAGCCCGCAAGGCGCTGGCGACCCGCGTAGCCGTCGATCTGCAGAAGGCGAACGCCGGCCGGATGCACGAGAACGTCGAGCCGGACGGCAGTGCGATGGAACCGCGCAAGCTGAAGAAGAGCGGCAAGGCGCGCACGCGCCGTCTGCGCGATCGCGTCACCAGCATTCGCCGCACCGTCCGGCAGCAGAAGATGTTCCTGCGTGCTGCGGCGCCCCGTTACCTGCGTAAGGAAACCAGCGCAGGCGAGGCGCAGGTGGGTTTCGTCGGCGCGATGGCGCGCATCATGCGGGTCCACCAATACGGCCTGCGCGACACCGTCACCCGGGATCCGTCTTCGCCGGCGGCTGACTATCCCGCGCGCCAGGTGATCGGCTTCGCCGACGCCGATCGCGCCCAGGTGCTCGAGCGGGTGGCGGAACATCTGGAAGCCTAGCGGATATGGCGCCTATGCTTGTCGCTGGCACTTCGGCCGCGGCACAGCAAGCATGGAGCGGATATGACGGAAGGTCCCCGCAGGTTGATCGCGCGACTGGACGAACTGAAGCAAGCCTGGTGCGACAACTGCCTGGCCGACGACCTGGGATTGCCCCGGCGCCAGCAGGCGCAGGCGATTACCGGCGTGCTGGAAGAGATCCCGCTTTATCGTCGCTACCATGGCGAATGCGCCAGCTGCGGTGAGGGGCCGAAGATGGTGATCCTGAAGAAGCGCTAGAGCGCCTGCGCTGTTGTAGGTCCCGCACCTACAACCAACCGCGCTAGCCGCACCCGCACTCCGCCCGCGACATGGCGGCATGGCCGCCACCACCGCTTCTACCCTCGACCTGTCCAGCCTTCCCGCGCCGGATCTGATCGAGCAACTGCCGTTCGACACGGTCGTCGCGCAGATGGTTGCCGACGTGCAGGCACGACTTCCGGGCTTCGACGCGACGGTTGATTCTGATCCGGCGGTGATCGTGCTGCAGGTCGCCGCCTACCACCTGCAGCTGCACCGCGCAGCCGTGAACGACGCCGCTCGCCAGCTGATGGTCGCCTCGGCCACCGGCGCCAACCTGGATCAACTCGCTGCCCTTGTCGGCGTCGCTCGCCTGACGATTGACGCGGGCGACCCGTCACGCGGCATCCCGCCCACGATGGAGGGCGACGGGGCGCTGCGGCAACGCATCGTCCTCGCGCCGGAGAGCTTCTCGGTCGCCGGTCCGGAACTCGCCTACGTGTACCATGCCAAGTCGGCCGATGGGGCAGTGCGTGACGCCAGCGCCACCTCGCCTGCCCCTGGCGAGGTGCTGGTCGCGGTGCTCGCGCGGGACGGCGACGGTACGGCGCGCCCGGATCTGCTTGCCAAGGTCGAGGCCGTGGTAGGCAGCGACAGCGTGCGGCCCCTCGGCGACCTGGTCATCGTAGCCTCTGCCGAGATCCGGCGCTTCGAACTCGCGGCCCGGCTCGTCACCTTCAGCGGTCCCGATGTTGGCGTGGTGCTGACCGCAGCACGATCCTCCCTGGACGCCTATCTCGCCGAAAGCCAGCGCCTGGGCCGAGACATCACCCTGTCTGCCCTGTACGCCGCCTTGCACGTCCCCGGTGTGATGCGCGTCGAGATTGTGGCGCCTACGGCCGACGTCGTCTGCGATCCGACGCAGGCGGCATATTGCACCCGCATCACCCTGACGCACGGCGGCTATGACGCCTAAGCGCGTCTCGCTGCTGCCGCCGAACTCGACGCCGCTCGAGCGCGCGCTCGAGCAAGGCGTCGCGCGCCTGGGCGAGGTGCCGTACCCGCTCGAGCAGGTGGTCTTTCCGCAGCGGAGCTCGGCTGCCGCGCTGCCGTGGATCGCTTGGGGACTATCCGTCGACAGTTGGGGCGAAGACTGGAGTGAGCAGGACAAGCGTGATGCGGCCGCTGGCTCGATCGCGCTCCACCGCACCAAGGGCACGCCGGCATCGGTGAAGTCGGTACTCACCCGCTTTGACCGGCTGCTCGAACTGGTGGAGTGGCACCAGGCGTCACCGCGTGCGCAGCCGAACACCTTCGAGGTTCGCCTGCCCATTGCCGGCGATGAGGTGGAGCCCGGCGGCCGGCGCGCTACCGCCGCCTTTGCCGAGGCCATCGTGCGCGACGTGGCGCGCGTGAAGCCGACGCGCGAGCACTTCATCCTCGCCCAGACGCTCGCACTCACCAGTGAAGTCGGCATCCAGGGTGCCGGGCGTCTGGCCGACATGCGGCGTGCCGACACCATTCCCGACTTCGACACCTCGCCCGCCTGGGGCTTCTATCTTCAGACCGAAGATGGCGAGCCCCTCCAGGCGGAGGCCGGCAGCTTTCTGGACACCGCCCCATGAGCAAACTCGTTCTCGTCATCACCCAGGCGGGCCAGGCGCGCTTCGCTGCCGCCCAGCTCGGCAACGCCATCGACCTCAAGGTCGCGCGCGTCGGGCTCACCGACCGAGCCTTCGTTGCCGCGCCCACGCTCACCGCGCTGCCGGGCGAGTTCCGCAGCGTCGAAACGGTGTCGGGCGACCTGGTGGGCGACAATGTCGTGCACATGGTCGTGCGCGATGCCGAGCCGCTCGCCTACACCGTGCGCGGCTTCGGGCTGTTCCTCGCCGACGGCACGCTGCTCGCCGCCTATTGCCACGACGCGCCGCTGTTCGAGAAGTCGACAGCGAGCGAGATGCACCTGGCGCTCGATATCGCCTTCCCGGTCGGCCAGGTCGCGGCACTGCGCTTCGGCGACACCAACTTCCTCAACCCGCCGGCGACCACTGAGACCAAGGGCGTCGCCGAGCTGGCGACACAGGCCGAGGTCGACACCGGCACCGACACCCAGCGCATCGTCACGCCGCGCACGCTGGCGCAACGCCTCTCGGCGCTGACCGGCTCGATCTTTGGCCGGCGCATCAGCACCGGCGGCCTCGCCACCGGTGGCGGCGACCTCACCGCCGACCGCACCATCACGGTGCCTGCAGCGTCCGCGGCAGAAGCGGACGCCGGCTCCCTCGCGAACAAGGCGCTGACCCCGGCAAGCCTGGTCAACATGCTGGCATCCATCGCCGCGCGCGTGCCGCTGGTTCGCCGCATCAACACCGATGGCCTGGCGCTGGGCGGCGGCAGCCTCGCCACCGACGTCACGATCTCGGTCCCGGCGGCGACGGCCGAGCAGCTGCTCAACGCCGTCGCCGGCAACGTCGCGCTCACGCCGGCGTCGTTCGGCGGGCTCGCCAAGCTGTTCGATGCGTCGGGCTACTACACGCTGCCCGACGGGTTCATCGTCCAGTGGGTGACCTATCGGGCGCTGCTCGCGGACGAACCCGCCGTGACGGTCGCTTACCCCATCGCCTTCCCCAACGGCTGCCTGTTCGCGCTGAGTTGCCCGTACATCTCCGCGGTCAGCCAGGCGCGTGACGGGTGGACCCAGATCGTCGGCGCTCCCGGTGCTGCCTCGTGCGTCGTCCAGGTCCAGGCCGACGATCAGAACGACCGCCGCATCGACGGCATCAACCTCCTTGTGTTCGGACGCTGACGCCATGGCCAAGATCACCGCGCTCGACGTTGCCGAGGCGCTCTCCGGCGACGAACACCTGCCGATCGTCCAGAATGGCACCACCCGACGCGCCACCATGGCTGGCCTTCGTGATCTGATCACGCCGTTCCTGCAGAATTGGTACAAGGGCGACCGGGGCGAAACCGGCGGCAATGTCATGTCGGTCGGCACCTTCGCGCAGATGGCTGCCCGCTCGAACATGGTGCACAGCGGCACGACGCGTATCAAGCTTGCCGACCGCCTCGGCGTGGAGTTCGTCTACGACGCGACCGTCGACGCCGACTATGTTGCCGCCAACCCGAACAGCGCCTTCCTGACCCGCACCGAGCAAGGCGCAACCCGCGGTTTCGTGCTGGCGCCTGTCGATATTCACGTCGAGCAGCTGGGGGCGGTCCCCTATCCGCTGGGCGCGGACTCCACCGCGGCAATCCGCGACGCCATCGTCATCGCTGCGGCCAAGGGCGGTCGCGTGGTCGGGACGCGCGGCAAGCAGTACGCGGTCAATGGCGGCGGGCTCGGCACCTGGTTCACCGGCGTCAAGTTCGGAGACCTCGGGATCCGACGTAGCGGCGTCATCACCGCGGCGCTGCTGAGCATCCTGACTGCTGGCGTGTTCGACGCGGACGGCCTCACGATCGAAGAAGCGACCGATCACTCGTCGCAGTTCGCCTCGATCGAGGTCGATCATGCACGCGCGGAACTGAACTTCACCCGCATCCGCGCGTGGAAGGGCTATTCCGGGCTGTGGATCAAGCAGTGCGCACGCGCCTCGGTCAGCTATTCCGACTTCGGCTATTCGTCGCACCCGATCTACCTCGGCCGCAACGACGTCACCGGTCTGGGCGCAACCTACGGCTACGTCGACAACGTCTCGATCTACAATTGCCGTGGGCACCACGCCAAGGTTGGCGGCGATGGTCTCAAGACGGTGTCGCGGGTCCGCTTCCTCGATGTGGTCGAGGGCGAGTACCACGACAATGCCCAGGACGGGATCGACCTCTTCGCCGGCTGCATGAAGGCGCGGTTCAGCCGCGTGAAGCTGTACGACAACAAGTTCCAGCACTTCGACATCAAGGTCGGGGACTCGGCAGGGGGCGTGGCCAACTATCCCGAAGTCGATTGGGGCGAGCGTCGCGACATCCTGATCGATGCCTGCATCATGGACCGCGCCGGCTACAATGCCGTCAAGGTCTTCGGCGACGACGTCAACGGCTATTACAAGCGTGTCACGGTCACCAAATGTCAGATCGACTTCAGCGGTGGCCACGGCATCGTGATGCGGGGCCTGGGCTGCATCATTGACGGGAACACCGTGCGCCGGAGCGGACAGAACCCGGCTACCGCCGAGCTTGCTGGCATCTCGGTCCAGTACGACAGCCCGACCATCAGCAGCTTGCGCGTCGTCCTCAACATCGTGATCGACAACGGGCGGCCCGATGCGCCCGGCTCGGCCGGCATGCTGTTCACGAACTGCTCTGGTGCACACATCTCCGGCAACGTCACCGGTAACCAGGACACCACCAACCAGCGCATCGACTATTTCTTCAACGGCGGCACGGGCAACTATCTCGCCCATGCGACTTTCCTGGGGCCGGTGGCGAACCCGGTCATCTGTAGCCAGGCAGGCAACATCATCTTCGGCGAGAACTGCGGCTTGCCAGTCCGGAAGGTGCAGACGCTGACCATCCCCGTGGGCTCTCAGTCCGTCCAGGTCGCGCATGGGCTGTGCTGCCGCCCGCTGGCGCTGGATCACGTCCGGGTTGAGTATCTCGGAGACCCGCAAAATACCAAGGCGGTCTTCCCCGGTGCCACCTCGCCGACGCAAGTAACTGCCCTGACCAACGCGGCAGTCACTGGCGCTGCGGTCAGCATCCGCGTGACGGTCGATCTGCGGGGAGAGCCGAACCCTTACCCGTTCTCCTACACCGTCTCCGCCTAACCGAATTGAACAGCTTCAGAGAGGCAGTACGATGCGCCTTCTTATTCTCGCCTCCACCAAGGCAAACGACGTCATGACCGCGAATGTGGTGGAGACCAACTACGCGTTCCGGTTCACCAACAAGGCGGATCGCACCCGCCTCTTCGATCACCTGGAGGCGGCGGCCGACATCGACCGCACCGACGCGTTCATCACGGTGCTTCCCGACGGTGTCGAGCCTCCCAGCTTCCTTGCCGCTGCGACCGGCCAGTTCATCGAAGCCGCTACCTACGAGTTCGAGAAGTGGCCCGATCCTGAGCCTGTGGACGAAGTGCTGATTTAAGAAACGGCGCCTAGTATCAGCGCGCGCCGGAAGTCGTCTTGGTGCGGCTTCCGCACTGTTGTAGGTCGACGACCTACAACAACCCGCGCGCGCGGCACGTCGCTGCCTAAGGCACGGTCGCCGGGATGGACGAAGATGACGCGCTTGAGGGACTGATCCGCTACGGCCAGGTCGCATCCGTCGACTTGGCCGCAGGTCGCTGCGTCGTCTCGACCGGCGATGTCCTCACCCAACCGATCCGCTGGATCGAGCTCCGCGCCGGCAGAACGCGCAGCTGGTCGCCACCTAGCCCCGGCGAGCAGATCCTGCTGCTGTGCCCGGGCGGGGATACGGCCGGTGCCATCGCCCTGCGCGGCGTCTCGAGCGCCGCACACCCGCCGATCGGCGACCCGACGCGCGAGCTGATCGAGTTCCCCGACGGCGCCGTGCTCGCATACGACGCCACCGCGCACGCCCTCACAGCCATCCTGCCCGCGGCCGGCACTGCCCGCATTGAGGCCCCTGGCGGGATCAACCTAGTTGGCCCGCTGTCGGTTGAGGGGGAGATCTCCGCGACCGGCGATGTCACAGGCAAGGGCGTGTCCCTCGCCGATCACGTCCACGGGCTGGTCAAGCTCGGTACCGACAAGTCGGGCAAGCCGGAATGATTGGCATGGACGCCGAAACCGGCAAGCCGCTCAGCGGCGACGCGCACCTCGAGCAGTCGATCGGCAAGCTGCTGTCGACGCCGATCGGGACCCGCGTCATGCGCCGCGACTATGGGTCCGCGCTGTTCGAGCTCACCGACACGCCTCTCAACCCGCTCACCCGCATGCGCGCTTTCGCCGCGGCCGCCGTGGCGATCGCCCGCTGGGAACCGCGCCTCAAGCTGAGCCGCGTTTCAATCGCTGGCGAAGAAAACGCGGCACTCGGCCGCGCGGTGCTGACTCTGCAGGGCGAGCGCACCGACACAGCCGGCCGCAACGGTCTGGCCACGCTCACCATCCCCCTTCGTCCCGTCACCGCTTGAGGATCCCGCCCATGGCCTTTTTTCACGGCATCATCGTCACCGAACCCACCGACGGCGTCACCACGACGCTGGAGAAGTCCACCGCCGTGATCGGCCTGATCGCCACCGCAACCGCTGTCGGCGTCGAGGCTATCGCCAAGCTCGAGGCAGCATTCCCGCTGAACCGTCCGGTGCTCGTCACCGACGCGCGCGCTGCGGCCGGCCTCGCCGGCACTGGCGGCACCCTGGCGGCTGCGCTGACAGCGATCGGTAAGCAGGGCTCGCCACTCGTTGTCGTCGTGCGTGTGGCCGAGGGCGCGGACGCGGAGGCAACTTCCGCGAACGTGATCGGCGGCACCGCTAACGGTGTCTACACCGGCCTGCGCGCGCTGCTCGCGGCGGAGGGCGTGCTCGGCGTCAAGCCGCGGATCCTTGGCGCTCCCGGCCTCGACAACCTCGACGTCGTCCAGGATCTCGTCACGATCGCCAAGAAGCTGCGCGGCTTCGTCTATGCCTCGTGCGCCGGCGCCGAGACCCGTGACCAGGCGGTGACCTATCGGGAGAACTTCGCCGATCGCGAGCTCATGCTGATCTGGCCCGATGCCACCGGATGGGACGGCCAGGCGATCGCCACCGCGCTCGGCTTGCGCGCGATGCTCGACGAGAAGGTGGGCTGGCACCAGTCGCTGTCCAACAACGTCGTCGCCGGCATCACCGGCATCACCAAGGACGTGCATTTCGACATCCGCGACATGTCGACGGATGCCGGCGTGCTCAACGCCGCGCCCGTCACCACGATTGTCCGGCCGAACGGCTTCCGCTTCTGGGGCAACCGCACCTGCAGCGACGAACCGGCGTTCGTGTTTGAAGTGGCGGTGCGCACGTCACAGGCGATCCAGGACGTGATCGCCGATGCCTGCGCGCCCTACATCGACAAGCCGCTGACGAAGGGCCTCGTCACCTTCCTGGTCGACAAGATCAACGGCAAGCTGACCGACTGGACGACCAACGGCCGGCTGATTGGCGCGTCCTGCTGGTACGATCCGGCGTCGAACCCGACGGGCAACCTGACGGGCGGCAACCTGGTGCTCGACTATGACTACACGCCCTGCGCGCCGCTCGAAGGCCTGCAGCTGAACCAGCGCATCACCGACAAATACTACGCCGGCTTTGGCGACAGCCTGACGGTCTGATCGGCCGCGCCGCACCCTCCCCCCTCCCATTTCCGCAAGGACGCTGACCCATGGGCCTGCCCGCAAAACTCAAGAACTGGAACGTCTTCGCCAATGGCGAGGATTACGCCGGCGTCGCCGCCGAGATCACGCTGCCCAAGCTGGCCGAGAAGGTCGAGCAGTGGCGCGGCGCCGGCATGCTTGCCGAGGTCGATGTCAGCATGGGGCTCGAAAAGCTCGAGCTCGAGCACAAGTACGGCGGCCTGGTGCTGGGGATCCTGCGCCAGTTCGGTGCCGTCGGCGTCGGCTCGTCCCTGATCCGCTTCGTCGGTGCGTACCAGGAGGACGTCGCCGGCGGCGTCGCCGCGGCCGAGCTCGTCGTGCGTGGCAAGCACGTCGAGATCGATCCCGGCAGCGCCAAGACCGGCGACGACACCGAATGGACCGTGAAGTCGACGCTGGTCTACCTGCGTTGGCGCGTGAACGGCCGCACCGAGGTCGAGATCGACGTCATCAACAACATCTTCATCGTCGACGGCATCGACCGCATGGTCGAGATCCGCGCCGCGCTGGGGCAGTAAGGCCGATGCGCCGCCCTGCCGTCGCTATTGCCCTGGTCGCAGCTGCGCTTCTCGCCGGCTGCGATCTCCGCCCCGACCATGCCGAATGGCAGTCGCAGTGCATCCGCTCACATGACGAACTGATGCCGGTGCCCACGATGGTGTCGGACGGACGCGGCGGCATGACCACCACCATCACCCTCACTGCCCAGACCGAGTGCGACGAATACGCGCCGCTCTGCGTGCCCGGAAAGGATGGCTCGACCACCTGCCCGGATCTGCCGGAGACTTCCCGATGACCAACTCCCGCAAGACGACTGCCAAGGTGGAGCTCGAGGGGCCGCTGAAGCGCGGCGACACCGAACTCGCGGCGCTCACGTTCCGTCGGCCCGACACGGTTGCCATTCTCGACCTGTCGCTGGTCCAGCTGGGGCAGATGAACGTCGACGAACTGCGCAAGCTTCTGCCGCGCATCAGCATGGACGGCCTGATCGCCGAAGAGGTCGATACCCTCGGCGGCGACGACATGCTGCTGATCGCGCGCGAGATCTCGACCTTCATGGACAAGCCGGCCGGCGCCGGCGCCGAGGACCAGGACGAGGAGCCGGCCGAGCAGCGCAAGATGCACGCCACCGCGCACCTGACTGTCCCCATTACGCGCGATGGCGGCGACCTGGACAAGATCGAGTTGCGCCGGCCGGATGCCGGCGCGTTGCGTGGCCTGTCGCTTTCGGAAGTCGGCCAGCTGCAGGTGCGATCCCTCGTCACGCTGCTGCCCCGTATCAGCACCGACAAGCTGACCCGCAAGGATCTGATGAAGGTCGACTTCGCCGACTGGATGGAAATCGCCGGCGAGGTCGGGGATTTTTTGCTGCCGAGGCGGCTGCGCACCGCCTGATCGACGACCTCGAGGACGCCATGGCCAACATCCTGGTCGTCCTCGGGGGCCCTTCCTACGAAGCCCTGTGCGCGATGTTTCCGGCCGAGCTGATGCGCTGGCACGAACGCGCGCTGGCTCGCGCTCCCAAGGACTGATCCGATGGACCGGACGCTCAGCCTCGCCGTCAAATTCACTGGCCTCGACAAGCTGAGCGGGCCGCTCAAGAATATCGCCCTCGGCAGCCGGGGCGCAGCCAAGAACGTTGCGAAGACCACGCGCGAGCTCGCCGAGCTCGGCCGCGCGCAGGATCGGCTCGGCCGGCATAAGGCGCTGCAGAGCGGCTTGCAGGCGAACAATGCCAAGCTGGACGAAAGCCGCCGGCGGATCCGCGCGCTGCGCGAAGAAATCGCCCAGACCGATGCCCCCACGAAGCGGTTGAAGAACAGCCTGGCCAGCGCGACGCGGGAAGAGGCTCGCCTCACCGCGTCCGGCGAAAAGCAGGCGGCCAGGCTGCGGACGCTCCAGGCAGAGATGAAGGCGGCCGGCGTCGACACCAGGCGGCTCGCCGATCACGAGCGCGAGCTCGCGCGGGCGACGCATGACACGACCGAGCGTTTGGCCCAGCAGCAGCGCAGGCTCGCGCAGACGGACGCCCGGCGCGCGCGAGTGGCGCAGGCCGGCGAAGTTGGTGGGAAGCTACAGACGGCCGGCGTCGGCGCCGCCGCTGCCGGCGCTGCGATCGGGGCGCCGCTCTTTGCCGCGGCCGGTACCTGGCGCGAGTTTCAGAGCGGCATGACCGACGTCGCCCAAAAAGGCGACACCACCCGCGAGGCACTCAAAGGCATCAGCGACGAGATCCTGCGCATGGGCCCGGCAGTCGGCCAGCTGCCGACCTCGCTGCAGCACGGGCTCGACACCCTCGCGGGCTTGGGCATGGAGATCCCGCAGGCAGTGGCCGCGCTTGCGCCAATCGGCAAGACCGCGACTGCCTACAAGGCCGACGTCGACGATCTGTCGAACGCGGTATACGCTGCCACCTCCAACCTGAAGCTGTTCGCCGGTGCGGAAGGCGACGCTGCCGAGCAGCAGCGCCGGACGGCGCACGCCTTGGACGTGATGGCCGTAGCCGGCAAGCGTGGCGGGTTCGAGCTCAAGGACATGGCGAAGCACTTTCCTTCGCTGACCGCGCGCGCCCAGGCACTGGGGCAGTCCGGCGCCGGCGCCGTCGCCGATCTGTCGGCCGCGCTGCAGATCGCCCGGCGCGGCGCCGGTGATGCGGACGAGGCAGCGACGAACGTCCAGAACGCGCTCGCCAAGATCAACATGAAGGATACGATCGACAACTTCAAAAAGTTCGGCGTCGATCTGCCCAAGTCTCTGAAGCGCGCCTATGCACAGGGCAAGACCCCGCTCGAGGCGATCGCCGAGCTCACCAACCAGGCGCTCAAAGGCGACCTGAACAAGCTGCCGTTCCTGTTCGGCGACATGCAGGCGCAGTCCGGCATCATCGCACTGATTCAGAACCTCGACGATTATAAGAGGATCCGCGCGGAAGCGGCCGCTGCCGGCGACGTCGTCGACCAGGACTTCGTCGACCGCATGCGCGAAAGCGCGGCGATCACTGCGACGACGGACGCGCGCATGCAGGCCCTTGGTGTCCGGATCGGCAGCGTGGTTGGCCCGAAGTTCGACGCGCTGAAGCTGAAGGCGGGCGAGCTCGCGGAGCGCTTCCTCGCATGGGGAGACCGCAACCCGGAATTGTTCAACGGCCTCGTGACCCTCGCCGCCGCCGCCGCCGCCGTGCTGGCCATCGTCGGCCCGCTCGCGATCGCGATCGGGTTCATGGCTCCTGGTCTGATGATGATGTGGAACGGCGTCACCCGCCTGGTGCCGGTGCTCCGCTTCGCCTTTACCGCGCTGCGGATCCTCGGCGGCGGTTTCCTGTGGCTCGCCCGCCTTGCGATCGCCAACCCGTTCCTCGCCCTGATCGGTGGCCTGATCCTCGCCGCCTACCTGATCTACACCCATTGGGCCCAGGTGAAGGCGTTCTTCGTCGGCGTCTGGCAAGAGATCCGCGCCGCCTTCGCCGGCGGGATCGGCGGCATCGCAGCGCTGATCGTCAACTGGTCGCCCCTCGGCCTGTTCTATCGCGCCTTCGCGGCCGTGATGTCGTGGTTCGGCATCAGCCTGCCCGCGAAGTTCACGCAGTTCGGCAGCAACATTGTCTCCGGCCTGGTCAACGGCTTCCTCGGTCGACTTCCCGCGTTGAAGGCGAAGGTCCAGGGGGTAGCGAACTCCGTTGCCGCCTGGTTCAAATCGGCGCTGGGCATCCATTCGCCCAGCCGTGTTTTCATGGGGCTCGGCGGCTTCCTCACTCAGGGCTTGGCGATCGGCGTCGATCGGGGCGCGGCGCAGCCGCTCGCGCGGATCCGCAGCGTGGCCGGACAGATGGCGGCGGCCGGCGCCGATGCCGGCACCCCGGGGCGCCTGGCGCGATCGGCGCGCACGGTCGCCGGCGCAATCGCGCTCGGCGGGGCCGCGCCGGCGCTGGCGGCCACCCCGGCCGCCGGTGGCCCCGGCGCGGCCGGCGCCGGCGCCGCGCCGACGATCAACTACAACACCTACCACATCCGAATCGACGGCAGCACGGGCGACGTGCGGGCCATGGCTCGCGAACTCAAGGCGGAGCTCGCCCGCATTGATGCGCAGGATCGTGCCGCCTCCTATGAGGACGATTAACCCATGTTGCTCGCCTTCGGCCTGTTCGTCTTTGAGCTCCCCTCGCTGCTGTTTGACGAACTGCAGCGCCGCACGGACTGGCGCCACGCCACCAACGAACGGGTCGGCGTACGCGACGCCAGTCAGTTCCTCGGCCCCGGCAAAGATCACGTGACGGTCTCCGGCACGCTGCTCCCGGAGGTCGCCGGCAGCTTCGCCTCGATCCGCACCCTGCGCGCGATGGCGGACGAGGGCGAGGCTTGGCCGCTCACCGCCGGCACCGGCCAGGTCCTGGGCAACTTCGTCCTGGTCGCGCTAGACGAACGGCAGAAGTTCTTCACGCTGGACGGCGTCCCTCGCAAGACCGACTTCGTCGTCGAGCTCGAGCGCGTTTCGTGACGACGCCCGCCCTCTTGGCCGCGGGGAACCCGCTCGCGCTGTCGCTGTCGGGCGAACGGCGGCAGAACGTCGCCGACTTCCGGCTGACGCTCGACGGGCAGGATCTCACCGATCGCGTGCGGCCGCGCCTGGTCTCGCTGCGGCTGAGCGAAAAGCGTGGCGGCGAGGCTGACGATCTCGACCTGGTGCTGGACGACAGCGACGGGCGGCTCGTGATCCCGCGCAAGGGCGTACTGATCCGCCTCGCGTTAGGCTGGAAGTGCGGCGCCGATGTGAATGTCGGCATGGTCGACAAGGGCAGCTTCACGGTGGACGAGGCCAGCTGGGACAGCGCACCCGACACCATCACCATCCGCGCACGATCTGCCGACCTGACGGCCGGCTATCGCGTGCGCCGCGAGCGCAGCCATCGCGCTACGACCCTGGGCGCGATTGTCGCCCAGGTCGCTACCGCGCACGGCTATTCGCCGCACGTAGACGCATCGCTGGCCTCGGTGCCGGTCGACGTCCTGGTCCAGGACCAGCGCTCCGACATGGCCATGATCCGCGCGCTCGGCCGCCAGCATGATGCCGTCGCCACCGTGAAGAACGGCAAGCTGATCCTGAAGCGCATCGGTGCGACCGCGACGAGTTCCGGCCGCGTGATCGCCGCAAAGACGATCCGGCGCAGCGACGTCGATCGCGCTACCTGGCGCACAGTAGAGCGCGACGCTTACACCAAGGTCGAGGCGCGCTGGCATGACCAGGACGGCGCCACACGGAAGACGGTATCGGCCGACATCGTGGGCAAGGGCGGCGAAGCCACCGACGACAAGAAGGTTCGCCGGCTGAAGAAGGTCTATCATAGCGAGGGCGACGCCAAGGCGGCCGCTCAGGCGGAGGCAGGTCGCGTCGGCCGACGCGGCGCCGAGCTCGAACTGGGGCTCGGCTTCGGCCGGCCTGATTTATATCCCGAACGCCGGGTAGCCGTCGCCGGGTTCAAGCCACAGATTGATGCGGCGGCTTGGATTATTGCAAAGGCCGATCACTCGCTGGACGCCCGCGGCGGCCTGACGACCTCCTTAGCGCTGGAGCAATGCTAACTGACAGATGCGGAAACCGGCTGTCTGGTCCATGTTTGTTCCGGAACCCTCTTTTCTCGTGAGTCATGTGTCTGCTATCCGGCGCAGATGAATCTGTCTGCGCCTGAACCTGTCGACACGGCCGAGATTTCCCCTGCCCGGGTTGTCGCGGTCGATCTGTTTTGTGGCGCCGGCGGTCTCGCGTACGGCCTACGATCGGCAGGACTCACCGTGAGCGCAGGCGTCGATCTCGACCCAAGTTGCAAGTACCCAATCGAACAAAACTGCGCGGCGCAGTTCGTCCAAAAAGATGTCTCGAAAGTCACCCCTTCCGAGTTGAGCACTTGGTTCAGCGGCGCTGATGTACGTGTTCTGGCAGGATGCGCGCCCTGTCAGCCTTTTTCGACCTACGCGCAGAGCCGAAAATCCGCTGATCATCGCTGGGAGTTGTTGAGGAGCTTCCAAGCTTTGGCCTTGGAGGTCCTTCCCGAAATTGTGACAATGGAGAACGTCGTGGGTCTATCGACCCGGGCGGTGTGGCATGACTTTGTCAGTGCGCTTGAGGGAGCAGGCTACCACGTTACGTGGGGAGAGGTGCGATGCACCGACTTTGGAGTTCCTCAGAAGCGGAAACGATTGGTGCTGCTCGGCTCGCGTCTAGGCCGGATCGAGATGCCACGCCCAACTCACCGGGATACCCCGATCACCGTGCAAGCAGCTATCGGACCGCTGCCGAGGATTAAGAGCGGAGGCAAGGCCGGCCGGGATCCGTTACATGTCGCGAGTAGCTTGAGCCCGACAAATCTCCAGCGCATCCAGGCCTCCCGGCCTGGCGGGACGTGGCGAGACTGGCCTGAAGAACTCCGCGCGGCGTGCCATAGACGGAAAACCGGGGAGACTTACCCGGCCGTCTACGGGCGCATGGAGTGGAGCAAGCCCTCCCCGACAATCACCACCCAGTTCTACGGATTTGGAAATGGTCGGTTCGGCCATCCGGAACAGGATCGCGCCATTAGCATTCGCGAAGCTGCAATTTTGCAGTCATTCCCTCGTGATTACAAGTTCGTCAAAAGACCCGCCGATGTGAGCTTTCGACGCCTCGGCATCCTCATCGGGAACGCCGTTCCTCCCAAGCTAGCAGAAGCGATAGGCACCGCCATAAAAGGCCACGTTTCACAGGTGGCGGGGCTGCCGCAGATGATAGGTCCTTAGGCGGCTCTTTGTAGCCACGATTATCGAGATAGAGGTCAATATTTCGCAGGATCGCCCCCATATAGGCTAACGAGTACCGCGCGATCCGACGCACATCGTCGGTCGTATACTGCTTACCGACCTCAGAAAACGACTCGTTCCCGTGCGCGAGATCCTGCCTGCGACTTTTTACCGTAAGAAGATCCGCGCCGTGTTTTGTGAGTCGGTGCTCTGTGGTCGTGTCGAACCCGTAGTCCTGCCCGACATCACGTAGCTTCTTTGCGTCTACATTCCCCGAGAACAATTTCTGCTCGTCCAGACTTTTGATGACGAGATCCACTGCTATACGTCGCAAGCTAGGAAAACTCTTGGAACCAACATTGCTTTTGAAGTCCTGAAGGATCTTCACTCGGAACCGCTCCTTCAACTCGTCGAAGGTAGTCTCCGTCTGTTCAATTTCGTCATAGATCGCCAAGATCCCCAGCCTAGCGGATGCCTCGACTGCGTTGTAAATGACCAGCAATGCTCCGGCCCTGAATATTTTCAACTCATCGTCGTACTTAGCCCCGCCGGCCGCAGAGATGGCGCGCTCCGCGAGCACCATGACTGCAAGATAGCGCAATACCTCGCCACGCCGAGTTTCGAATTCCTGTAAGAACGTTCTCATAGGTTCAAAAGGTGATCCCGCACGTATTCGATTCTGGCCGCAATACGTGGTCGCGAGTTGGCACCGTCAGAGGTGACCAGCTTTGTGAACTCTTCGCCGTAAGCCCATTCCGCCACCTGCCCCGGATCCACCTGAAGATTAGGCCGCTCCCGAAGGGCGAGCGCGACACCGACCGAAATCGCTTCAAACCGGACGCGGGGGGTCCGCGAGTTTTTAGCCGCCTTGCGAAATCCAAATGCGAAGTTCGTCCGGACGAACTCCAACATTCTTCGCCACTCAGCACGCATGGGCGGGCCATCCAGCGCAGGGTCGAAGTCATCCTTTGATGCGATAAACTCGTCTACGAACTCAATGACGCTACGCTCGAATTGATTGTAGTTTTCTGTGTAGGCGAAGAAGCGGACAACAAGCTCATCATAGTCCCTGCGTCGAACAGCCGCTTCGGATAGCGGCGCGATCTGGTGCAGCAAGGGCTCTGAAGCGAGTTCAGCAACGAAACCGAGGAAGCGCCCTTTGAGGACGCCGCGGCGAACCTCCATCGGGTTAAGTGGCTCCCCGCCCGAATTGATGCGATCGAACATGTCTCGTCGCATCTCCTCGTCAGCCCTCTCCGTAAGTTCGATGAGCCGGATCGTTGTCCGCAGGAACCGGCGTTGACGTGAGGGAAGTAGATCGTCGAGTGTGGTCCCATTCAGGGCTGTTAACTTTGTGAGTTGTTCTAGTCGCAGCTGCCCCGTGACGTAAGCGGCCAAGGTCCGAATGCGCTGCGTACCGTCCACGATCTCAAGCCGGCCGGAAAGTTCCTCGTCCTCGCTGCCGACGTCGGCCACGAATAGATAGGGGATGGGCAAGCCGATCATTGCAGACTCGATGAATCTGGACTGCTGCTTAGTGGCCCACACGAAGCTACGCTGATAATCGGGCACGAATAGCTCGTTCGTACCATCCTCGGCGCCCTCGAGATACTTTGGAACAAGCACCTCGATCGGATACTCCCGGATCGAATAGTCCACATCGCGCATGTGGGCCCGGATTTGCTCCTCCCCTTCTATCTGCGCTTGGCGTCGACGCTCCGCGGCGATAGCCTCGGCGAATAGATCTTCAGTCACTGATGACTTCCTCAGTTTGATGCGAGAACGGGAGCAGCGCCAGGTCACCTTCGGGCGGTCGATTGCGGCGGCCGATCTGCCGGAGCGGGACAGTCAAGCGCGATCAGCGCACCATCTGGTGGGCAAGCAGAGTGTTATGGTTGCGGATCCAGCCGGGGATCAGGAACGCGTCGACCAGCACCCACAAGCCGACCGCAATCATGAGCAGAACGCCGACGCCAACCACTGCCGTCATAATGCCCAGCAACATGAGCAGCAGCTGCGCCACCGCGCTGCCGGTCTTCCCGGAGTAGAAGCGGTGGCCTCCAAACCCGCCCAGGAAGAACCAGAGCAGGTAGGCGACCCCAACCGACTTGCTGTTGGCGCTGTAGAGCATCTGGGCCATCGCCGCGTCGCGACCCTCGGTACGCATGTCCGTCATATCCCCCCCCCTTCAATACGAAGTTAGACTACTTCTTAGCTTGGCAATGAGGATGGGAAAGAGGCTTTTGGATACTTGTGGCGCAAAGACGCTTTCGGGCTGGAGGGGCGGCCCCCCCCCCCCGGGGTCCCTGCCCCTCTGCGTCAGCTTCGAACGGCTGAACCGCGCGGGCCCAGCTGAGCGAGGCGATCGGCAAGCCCAACAAGCCGCTCCCGATCTTCGCTCGTGCAGCCGGCGAAGGCGTCGAGTAGCCGTGTCTCCTCCGAGCCCATCAGCGCCGCAGCCTTTTGGCCAGTGAGCAGATACGTGATGTCTGTGCCCGACGCTGCGAGGCGAAGCAGGTAGTCAACGTCGGGGTATCGCGTCCCCGACTCATAGGTGAACTGAGCGTTGCGCGAGACGCCGCCGAGCGCACCGAACCCCTCCTGAGAAAGTCCGGCGTTCCGGCGCGCAGCACGCAAACGTTCCGCGAATTCACTCATTCGAGGAATCTCGTTGACATGTTCCCCATTCGATTGCATTTTGCACCAACAGTATCCAAGAAGGTGCATGGCACATGATGGCCGATTCGGTCGCGCGAGATTCGATGCAAGGCCCCGCTCCCGCGGGCGGCATCGTCGCGCCCGATGATCGGACCATGTCAGAGCGCATTGAGGCGGCTAAGGCGCGCTTCAAGGCCCAGGGCGTTACCGTCGCCGAGTGGGCCGACGGTCAAGGCTACAACCGGCGCACCGTCTACAAGGTGCTCGGCGGCCGGCTGAACTGCGACTTCGGCATCAGCCACAACATCGCGGTAAAACTCGACATCAAGGATGGCGAGATCAACCCGGCGCACGAGCCGCAGCCCGCGCTGACGCTGTCCGATGGTTGAAACTGCCGCCCTCATTTCAGTGCATGCAGGTACCGCGGCGCACACGCCGCGTCCGCCGCGATCGGCGCGCGCTTTTGCGGTGGCGGCACGATGACGAAGCTGGCACGCCCCGCGAGCTTTGAGCAAGCGATCGCGCGCATTGCCGGAGAGCTTGGCTGGGAAGAAGCCGCCACCGTCATCGGTAAGAAGGGTCGCACGCTGCGCGACTATGGCGACAGCGACGTGCCCTACGGCATCAGTCTTGAGGACGCCTACAAGCTGGACTGCGCATATCGCGCCGCCGGCGGCGAAGGCTTGCCCATCCTGCAAGCCTATCAGATGCGCTTGGAGGTCGAGGCAGCGACCCCAGGCGAGGACCCGGAGGTGCTTGCGCGCCTCACCTCGATCGCAGCGAAGGAGGCCGGCGAAGCGCTCGGCCACCTCATCGCCGCCACGCGACCGGGCGCCACCCCTGCCGATCTAGCGCTGGCGAAGCGTGAGACTGTGCAGGCGGTGAACGCCCTCAGTAACACCCTGCCGATGCTGGATGCCCCGGGGGGGGCGTCGATCGCCAGGGTGCAGCCCCAAGGGGGGGCATCCAAGTGAGCACGCAAGTCCCACACCAGCAGAAGATCGGTTTCGCCTGCCCGCACTGCCAAGGTCCCACGCGCTCGCGTACGAGCCGCGCGGTAAGTGAGTATTTCCGCCAGGCGGTGATCGCCTGCCTGGACGCCGAGAACTGCGGCGCCAGCTTCGCGGTCGATCACGTCATCACCCACCAGCTTTCGCCGTCGCTCTCGCCGGATCCGAAGGTTCTCGCCGGCCTGAAGCAGACGGCGGTCCGTGTCCGCGTACCTGCCAACGACACCCACCCGCTCGCCCCCGGCGAGATCCTTTCGGGCGGCTCGGAGGTGCCGCCGCCGGCCGCCAACGACGACACCACGGCCGACGCGCAGATCCTCTAGCCGCTCACCCTTTCCCTTTCCAACCGACCGACCCGCCGAACCCCTCACCGGCGGGAACAGTCCCCCTTTGTCCGGAGAGAAGCCATGCCGAACGATCCTCCCTCACCCGCCGCAAACGACACAGCCGCTGCCCCCCTCACCGCTGGGGCGTACCTGTGCCTCCGTCGGCAGGCGTCTGGTCTCACGATCGCACAAGTGACCGGGCGCTTGTCGTTCGGTCCTTCGCCCCTGGCCGAGAAGCTGCTTGCTGCGGCTGAGCGCGACGAGCGCCCGCTGATCGACGCCGGGCTCGAGCAATTCCGACCGATCTTCGCGTTCGATCCGTTCGTCTACCGCTGCCTGCGCGACGGGATCCCGGCCGGCCGGATCTGTCGCGGGTGCGGCTGCAGCTGGAACGACGCCTGCATGCTGTCACACGGTCCCTGCGCCTGGGAAGCGCCCCGCGGTGATGGCGAGGATCGCTGCACTCGCTGCACCGGAACGGTGGCAGAGGACGGCACCCGCACGTCGCTTCTCGCCAGGATTCCCCTCGGCGGTGAAGCGCCGGAGGCGATGGGCGACCTGGTGGACTTTGTCGGCGATCGCCTGCGCGCTACCGCCAGGGACTTCCACGGCCTGCACGCTCTCGAGGTAGCAGATGGCGCCGATGACATGCGCGAGCTCGCGATCGAGATCCTCGAGCATGCTCGCCCCGGCCTGCCCCACACGCGCACGATCCGCTTTGTCGCGGCCGACGAGGCCGACCTCGGCGGTGTCCTGTGAGCGCCCTTCCCGCCGTCCAGGAGCGTGCCGCTGCCGCTCCGGCCGCCGACACCCCCTTCCCCGCCCGCGCGTGCCCAATCGCGCGGCCGCCGCGCCCACGGCGGGTGCCCAGCTGGCGAAAGGCAGATCGCCGGCCGGTGCATGCGGGGTCATTCCCGGCGCATGGCTGATCCCCACGCGTCGCACGCGCCGCGCCCTCGAGACGGGCGTACCGCTCGCGATCGTCGCCTTTGCATGGGTGGAACTCGTTTGGATGCTCTGGAGGGCCGCATGACCGGCCTCGTGCGCCTCGGCACTTCTGATCACCGACCCGCCGCAGGCAGGCGGCGGGCCGGGATCGTCCAAATCCCCTCACAGGACCGGAGAGGCGCGCAGGCTACCACCAACTCGCGTCGGAGCAAGAAGGAAAAGGGCGCCCCTCCCGGCGACGCCTTTCTCCTGAAGCGCTGGCGCGTGACCGTCGACTGGGGATCGGCCACTACGACGGAGGCTACCGTCGTCGCTGTCACGCGAGGCGCAGCGATCTACGACGCTTGGCGTTCGGACGCCTTCTCGGGAACCACGTTCCGGCAGTTCCTCGGCTTCGCCAGTTGTCGGCGGGATCCCTGGACGCCGTCCCGGTGGGGCGATCGGATCATGGTGCTGGGGAAGCCGGCCTTCTTCCTGGGCAACAACCGCCAGTACGTGCGCTTCGCCTTTCCCGGCAGCGACTTCGCCCAAAACGCGCACCCCTACGACGTGCTGCCGGTCGAGTACCGGCCGGACACCTATCGCGACCGCGATGCCGGCGACCAGGCGGCAGCCGCCCCCTCCGAAACTGGAGATCTCCGCTGATGGACGAGGCCCACGCAACGCCGCAAAACGATGCCAGCGACGCGCGCTTCCGCAAGATGGTAGAGCGCATCGCCACTTGGACCGACGCCGAGGTCACATGCGCATCGCCGGCGCAGGTCCGCCACGTCGCCAAGATGGTGCTTGGTGGCGCGGATCCATCCTACTCGCCCTTTGCCGACCCTACTCGAAAGCACGAAGATGCGGAGGTCACGTGGCTGCGCAAGCACATCGCCGAACAGACCATCCACGTTCAGAACCGGATCCAGGACGGCCGCGAGCTCGGCGAAACCGTATGGCGACTTACCCTTGAGGACATCGTGCGCGAAAATCGTGCCGCGCTGGCCAGTGCTCCGCAGATCTCGACGGACCCGGGTGCAACGACGGTGCGCAACCCGCTGACTGGGCAGCCGTACCTCAGCCCGCGTGACGCCTTCGATGCGGAAATCGGATGATGGCCATGCCTGATCCTCACGACGCTGAAGCCTCCGAGATCGCGCAGCGGATCTTCGTCGCCCTTTGTCTGCTCGTCGCCGCCGGCCTCGCCCTTCTCATCTGGAGCTAACCCATGTCCGACACCATTTCCGCCGAGCAGCTGCGCCTGCTGATCGAGCGCATCGAGCGGCTCGAAGAAGAGAAGAAGGGCATCAGCGACGACATCAAGGATGTCTATGTCGAGGCAAAGTCTACCGGTTTCGACATAAAGACGATGCGCACCATCATTCGCCTGCGCCGCCTGGAGAAGCATCACCGCGACGAAGCGAACATGCTGCTCGAGACCTACAAGCAAGCCCTGGGCATATGACCGTGCGAACCGGACTGGCGGCAGGAGACCGAGTGCTGTTCCTCGGTCTCGGCCCGCGCAATCGGCACGGCGATGTCGTGTACGTGATGCCGCGCGGCTTCGCTTCCGTCCGGTTCGACCACGGCCGCCCGGTCCTGACGCTGGTCAAGGATCTGCACCCGATCCCTCGCCGCCCTCCTGAAATGTGGTGAGCGATGAAGGTCGCTTCCCCTCCCCAGCGCTGCCGCTGCGCGGAGTGCCGATCGCTCGACGATCGGCATCCGCACGAAGGGCAGCAGTTGTGCCTCCTCCTACCCTCGACCAACCGCAAGCGCCGGCGGCGCTCCCCAGCAGAAGGATAGACCGGATGACCGCGCCCTCCATCACCCGGCTCGACCACCGCCTCAGTCGAGCAGCCGAAACTGGCAGGGGCATCCGCCTTGAGCCGGCCGACCTCGACCTGCTCGCCAGTCTCGGGCTCTTCCGCCTGACCCACGAAGCCAAGACCAAGTACATTGAGGACCAGACACGATGCCGGGACGCCCGCCGCCGCTCTATCGCCGCGGAAAATACTGGGTCGACAAGCTCCGGCGCGCGGACGGCTCCGCACGTTCGCCTCGTTGGTATGTCTTCTGGTACGACCCCGAAGCGCGACGCGAGGCAAGCGCATCAACGGGCACTGATGACGTCGAGCAAGCGATCATAGCGTGCGACCGGCGCTATCTCGCCGATCGCGACGAAGCGCCCGCCTTCTGCTATGCCTGCGGCCAGCCCCTCGCCTCCGCAGCCGCTTATCTCCTGAGCGACGCGATCGCCGACTACCGGCTTGAGTGGGGCGACCTGCAGCCTTCGGCCGACACCATCCGCGCGCGGCTGAAGCATGTCCTCGACTTCCTCCAGGCCGAGGAAGATCGCGCCGGCATGTTCGGCCTGGAGACCAGCTGCGCGGTCGCGTGCGGGACGCCGTTCATCGCCGCCTTCCGCGCCTGGTCAAAGGACCAGCCAGTCGTCTGGCGGAACAAGCAAGGCGACGTCACGACGTCGCGCCCCCGCTCTGCCGCCAGTACCGAAGAGTCGGTGCTGCAGCTGGCCGCCGTGCTCAACCACGCGGCCGACGCGGATCCGCCGCGGTCGGAGCGCAGGCCGGTCTACAAGCCGCTGCCGCGCAAACAGGTGTCGCGGCCCCGGCGACACCGCGTCGAGGTGCCAGTGCTGGCGAGAATGGTCCGCTACGCGGCCGAGCCGGGCAAGAAGCGCGCATCGCTGCACGCCTTCCTGGTGGCGTCGATCTGCACGCTCGCGCGCCCGGATGCCGTCGTCGACATCTGCGTTGCGCCGGAGCGCGAGCAGTGGTTCCCCGGCTCACCAACGCTTGAGCTCAATCCGTTCGGCCGGGCGCAGACGAAGAAGTACCGCCCGACGCTACCGGTCTTGCCGGTCCTAGCGGAGTGGCTCGCGGCGGAGCTCGCGGCATACGAGAAGCTGAACCGCGCCGATCGCGCGGGTGCCGGCTACCTCGTGAACTATTTCGGCCGGCCGGTGCAGGACGTCGACACGTCCTGGCGGACGATGCTCGAGGAACTCCGGTTGCCCACGGGGCGCGAGTGGAAGCCGTACATTCTGCGGCACAGCCTAGCGACGATTCTACGCAACCGCGGCGTCGCCAAGTGGGACCTGGAAGGTTTCATGGGGCACGGCGCCGGCAGCACGACAGAGACTTACGCGATCGGTCGGTTCGACACCGTTCGCGCGGCTCTTGAGGACATTATCGGGGAGATTGAGGCGGCCGCGCCGGGCGCCATGCGCAAAACCTGCGCCGAAGTCTCGCTACCCGGTCTTTCAAGCGGAGGCCTGAAAATGACCGGATAG